GAAAGGTCAATTTAATTACTTAAGTTGGGCAGATGCGGTTGATATATTAAGAACGCTAAAACCTGAATCAACTTGGAGAGTAGTTAAAGATGAACAAAGTGGTTGGCCTTATACTATATCTGACGCTGGTTGTTTCGTTGAGGTCGAAGTAACGGTTGATGATATTGCTTTATCACAGATACATCCTATCCTTGATAATCGTAATCAAACAGTAAAAGAACCTAATGCATTTCAAGTAAATACAAGCATACAGAGATGTTTAGCTAAAGCTATTGCATTGCATGGCTTAGGCTTATATCTGTATCGTGGTGAAGACTTGCCTGATGCTGATGGTATAACCAAAGAACAAAGTGATGAGCTTACCAAGATACTATCTAAGATTGATGATAGTGAATTAGTAGGTGACATCAATAATAAAGTAGCAAGTGGTAAGATTAACAGTCGTAATTATGATGCTTGCAAGAACAAACTAACAACAATGATGGGAGCATAAAATGGCAAAAGCTGAAGATTTATTTGGTGATGATATAATATTCATTCCAGATAATGATAAGAAAAAACAACAAAATAGTGACTGGAAGAGACCTTTAACTAAAGGTGAGTACTTGGGTCACATAAAAGATGTTTCAACGAGGGAAGTGTCTTTTAATGGCTATAAGGCTACAGTATATAATTATTGGGTTGAAGTAGCTAAAGAAAATGACAAGATGTCTTACGAGTTTCAAGGTGAGGAATATACTGGTAAAGAATATGTTGGTAGAAACATAAAAGGGTTAGGTGTATTTAAATTTCTGTCACCAAAAGAAGGTGATGATTTTGAGGCTAATCCATCAGGTAATGATAAATACTTATTATTCTGTAAATCTATTGGAGCTGAAGTTAAAAAAGGAGAGCGAGATATAGATGGAAAGAAAGTAACAGTAGAGATTATGCCTAACTTATCTGAAGATGATATCAATGGTAGACCTATAACTGCGGTTGTGGATAGAGGTAAGCCATATAAAAATAAAGATGGTAAGGAGATTAAACCTTGGCAGGCTAAATTTGTCAAAGCTTGGGATGAAGGTGAAATCAGAAACTTTAAAGAGGAGATACCGTTCTAATGAAAATAGGTAGTTTTAAATCAAAATTTATAAGAGGTGCTAACAGTTACTTGCGTGTTAAACCAACTACATTGGCTAGATGGATGAAAGTATCATTAGCAACTGTTTATAGGCATATAGGTAAATAAATTGTTGTCCTTCTGTGTACACTTCAATGTCCGCAAGACACTATGGTTATAGCATCCAATAGTTGCACAGAGGGATACAATAATTGAGAGAGATGTAAGGCCAAGTATCGTTCAGGCATTCTCTCTTATAAATTAAATAAGGAGAAAGATAATGAGTACATTAACAAGAGAACAGATAGAATCTTTAATTGATGGCACTGAGGATAGATGGTTTGATATGCATGCTGCTGTTAAACATACAACTTTATCACACAGTACATTAAGAAGAGCTATAAAAAGTGGTGATTTAAATGCATCTAAAGTTACAGGAAAAATATTATTCAAAGAGTCAGATATTAATAGATGGCTTGAGGGAGCAATGTAATGGGAAGAGCAATTGATATGGAGAAAGATATTGACAAACTGAAGATGCAAGTTGATAGGATTGATTCAGCTTTAGCAAAGGTTATTGATGTTGTAGATTCCATGCAAGAAAAAGGTCAGAGAACGACTCATGTTGATTTAGTTGAGGATGTTCCAAGTGAGCCTGAAGAAGTCGAAGAAAAACCAAAAAGTAAAAAGTCAGATGAAAAAGCAAAACGACCCAAAAAAGACTAAGCACTATTCAGCTTATGATGAAAGTAAGCCAACACATATTAGGCATAAGGAATTGATTGATTCTATTCCTGAGCATTGTTGGTGGCTTAAGCAATATCTTAGAGGTGTTCTGTACACTAGAAGTGAAAAGTAATTCAATGGGAGTGGGTCTTTTTTGTTTACATCGTTACCCTTGTCACCTGCTCCCATTTGAATAAAGGAGAATAATGAAAGAGAAAATAATTAGTATTGTTGTAGTAATAGGTATGATTATTGTAGCTAACTATCCATTATACAGTAGCTTGAAATCAACAGCTGATGAAGTTAATGATATGGTAACTCATATGCGAGAAGAAATTGCTGTATGGAAGGATGATGTTCAAAAACTTCAAGGAAAGTTTGAAGAAATTAGAACTGACTTATTAGATACAGTAAATAAAATTTCAAATATTAAAAATCAATCTAAAAAAGTCAACGACAGCATAGATAGTTTAAAAACAATTAAAGTTGAACCTGTTGATGTAATAAAAGATTTGTTCAAAATCAAATAGGAGAGTAAATGGCAAAAAAGAAACCTACAAAACAAGAGATGGAAACGGTTATATCAGCATTAATAAGACACGTTCATACATTGGACGAAAAAGTTGGTGCAATCGACAGTCTGTTTGGGTTATATTTAGATTGGAAAAAAGACAAAGATACGTTCAATAAGTTTGTGGAAACTAAAATTAAGAAATACAATGAGAAAGAAGACGAACCAGGAGAAACAAAGTGAAAATAACAGAAGTTATAGGAAGTATTCTCAGAAATAGGGGTTGGTCATTATATGACAAACAAGACCCTATTACGAAGCTTCCAATGAGCGGAGAAGCTCCATTGTTTAAAGTGAACGAAGTTGAACTGAAATATCTATTGGAAGCAATAGAGAAAGCTATGGAAGAGGACCAATGGAAGAACTCGAACTCAAATGGAGACCAAGAGAAGACATCGATGAATGGCTGATATCATTTTATAGAGGAAGAATGTTATACTTTATGAATAATATTGGGGGTATAACAGAATATAATACAGTAATAACCCCAAGACTATTGATGATAACTATGAAAAGATATGGACAGCTGGTAGAGGAGCAACATGATATTGATAGGAGACTGTCTTGGTAAGTTAAAAGAAGTCCCTAACGAATCTGTTCAAACATGCGTAACTTCCCCTCCGTATTGGGGATTAAGAGATTATGAAGATAGTGGTCAACTTGGACAAGAGGACCACCCAGAACAGTTCGTCTCAAAACTTACCGAGATATTTGAAGAAGTCAGAAGAGTTTTAAAGGAGGATGGTACATTATGGTTGAATATCGGAGACACCTATTTTGGAGCAAAAGGTGGTCACTGGGATGGAGGAAATTCGATAACCAATGATGATACAGGAGAAAAATACAGGGAGCACAGGAAAGCTCCACCAAAGCATGAGTATCTTAAGACCAAAGACCTCGTAGGTGTTCCCTGGTTACTTGCCTTTGCAATGCAGAAAAAGGGCTGGTATTTAAGGCAGGATATTATATGGGCAAAACCAAACCCAATGCCAGAAGCGGTTAATGATAGGTGTGCTAAGTCTCATGAGCACATCTTTTTATTTTCTAAGAAGAAAAAGTATTATTTTGATGCTGATGTATTAAGACATAAGCATACAGATGCTCGTATGAGAGATGTATGGACAATTAATACGGCATCATTTCCTGGAGCACACTTTGCGGTATTCCCTGAAGCTATACCTGAAAGATGTATTAAGGCAGGGAGTAGAGAAGGAGACACAGTTCTTGACCCATTCATGGGAAGTGGAACAACTGCTTATGTTGCTCAAAGATTAAGTAGGAAATGGATTGGTGTTGAGCTTAATCCAGAGTATGCTAATATAATTGAACAGAAAACATCTCAGACGGAGTTATTTTAATGGACGTAGAATATGGTAATGGTCATGCTAATATGACCGAAAAAGATTTAGAAAGACTTAAAAATGTAAATCATCCAAAGCATTATACTAATGGTAAGATTGAGCCTATTGACTTTATTAACGGCAATAATATGGACTATTTAGAAGGTAATATTATCAAATATATATCAAGGTATAAATTAAAAAATGGTATAGAAGATTTAGAAAAAGCAAGATTTTATTTAAATATGCTGATTGAGAGAGAGGCAAAATAAAGGAGCAATAATGGAGTCAAAAGAAATCGACCATCAGTTGGAAGATGCTTTGCTTGGCTCTATTATACATAATCCTGACGAATACGAGAATGCTTCAAAGTACATTCATACGGATGAAATATTTCATCAAGGACGAGCAAGAAGACTTTGGAGAATCTTAACAGGATTACATAGTAATAAGAAAACAATTGATTTAATATCGTTAACCGACAGTTTAACACCAGAGGATAATAAAAAAGGTGTTGACTCGGTATATGTAGTCGATTGTAGTGCAATAGGTAATGGTAAGTGTCTTGGTCATTTAGATACTTATTCAAAGCGATTGTATGAAAAATATTTACTAAGACGTATAGTAGGACAAACAAGGGATATAGAGAAAAAAGCAATAGAGAATAATGAAAGTGTGTATGATACCATTGTATCAGCACATGCAAATCTTGGAGAACTTATAGCATTAAGGCCTGGAGAGAAGTTTGATATAGACAAGGAACTTATTGATGCTATTAATTCAATAACAAATAAAGAAACCAAGCTGATGAAAACGGGATACGGAAGTATTGATAAGTTTTCAGGTGGCTTAACACGTGGTGAAATTACGATTATTGGAGGTCGACCTGGACATGGTAAAACAACATTCCTAATCAATCTTCTAAGCCAAATGATTCATAGTGGGTTAAAGGTTATTTTTTTTAATAGAGAACTTCCTAATAGTGAAATGATTAAGAAATTAATTACATTAGAGTCAGGTAAACTTTCATATAGCATGGTAAGACAAGGTGTTTATGAAGAGGCTGAGATAGATGAATTAAAAAGAGTTAAGAAAAAAATAGCAGAACTATATAGTGAAGATAAGTTTTTAATGTTTGATAACATAAGAGACTTTTCAAGGTCTGCTACAGAGATAAGTAAGTTTAAACCTGACGTTGTTATGGATGATTATATTCAATTAGTACAACCAAGTGGCTATTTTGATTCAAGAAGATTACAAATAGAACAATTAGTAAATGATTATAAGTGGTTAGCTAAAGAACATGAATGTGCTGTAGTATTAGCATCTCAACTTAATCGTAGTGTAGAGTATAGAGATGATGGTGAGCCACGGCTATCAGACTTAGCGGAGAGTGGTGCAATTGAGCAAGTAGCAGAGAATGTATTCTTTGTTTATTATGAGCATAAAGTTAATCCTAAAAAGGATAAGAATATAATAAGATTAAAAGCATCAAAGGTTAGGTACGGAGAATCGGGTTCATCTGACTTGGGTTATGATGGAGATAAAGTTAAAATATACAATTCATTTGAAGAGTATGAAAGTCCAGAGGTAAAAGTTTATGAGCAAAACGAATTACCATTCTAAAACAATAGGTATAGACCCAGGGAAAAGTGGTGGAATATCTGTTGTAGAGGATGGAAAAATAAAGGCATATAAATGTCCTAAAACAGTTGAAGATATGGCAATGTTATTTGCATTGATATGTGGAGATACTCCAAAGGATAAGATATATGCAATGATGGAACGAGTTTGGGCAAGACCAAATAATGCAAGCAGTAGAGCATTTGCGTATGGGGTAAATTATGGTTCCTGGCTTGGCGTAATGGCTAGTCATGAAGTTGATTGCAAACCAGTATTACCTATAACATGGATGCAGCATTTTGGCTGCCCAAAAGCATTGGAAAAACAACACAGAAAACGATGGCTCAAGGATAAAGCGAAGGAGTTATGTCCTTATATAAAAAGAGTGACACTAATAACAGCTGATTCAATATTAATAGCTCAATATGCAGAAGACATTCTTAAAG